TCAACGCCGACAACACCTCTTCCGTCAGCGTGCACGGATTCTCTGCCTGCATGACTGAGTTCAGCCTGGACCTTGGCGCGGAGATGGTGTTTGAGCAGAAGGCTGGCTGCAGCAAGCAGGTGAGACTGACCGACATCAAGCCGACCGGCTCGATCACCATCGAACTGCCGGCGTTCGCCACGAAGGACTTTCTGACAATCGCCAGCAACCAAACCACCGGCACGATCAGCTGGGTCCACGGCGGCACGGCCGGCAACATCCTGACATTCACGGCTGCCCAGTGTGCCTTTGACAGCCCGACCTTGGACGAGGGCGATACCGTGACCCACATCACCCTGCCCTTTCGGTGCCTGCCCAACAGCTCCGGCACTAGCGTCCTCTCCCTGGCCCTGACATGAGCTTCATTCTTGAGCAGTCGCCCACGTTCAAGTGGCCGATCACCATCCGCGAGGTGCAGGACGGCGGCAGGGTCCGCACCCACAGCTTCGACGCAATCTACCGCCGGCTGCCGCAGAGCCGCATGGAGGCCGTACAGCTGCAGTACCAGGCCATGAAGTCGGCCATCACCCGCAACGAGCCCCTCGACGAGATCCCGACCCGCGGCATCGCCGAGGAGATCCTGGAGGGATGGGATGGCATCACCGACCCCGAGGGCAGCCCGGTGCCCGTGACGGCCGAGACCCGGCGCCAGCTGCTGGAGGTCGCCCTGGTCGCTGACGTCTTGGTGACCACCTACTTCGAGGCCCACGAGAAGGCGCGAGCAAAAAACTGACGGGCGCCGTCGACCACCTGATGAGGTCAGGGCGGGACACGGCGCAGATGCAGGCCGACGCAGCGCGCTATGGCGTGATCCTGGAGCCCCACCACCTGGCGCCGGTAGACTGCAGGTTGTGGGCTGAGCTTTGGCCTGTGGTCTCCCTGTTCCAGCGCAGCCAGACACAATGGCGGGCCACGTCCGGCGGCGTGGTCGGCCTGGACTATGGCACGGTGCTGGGCCAGCTGGCGCAGCTGCTCGGGGTGACCGTGGATCTGCAGCTGCTGGACGACCTGCAGGTGATGGAGCTGCACGCACGTGACGCAATCAATCGGAAGGTGAGGAGCTGATGGCACAGCTGCAGGCACTGCTGAAGATCGTCGCTGACGTGGTTGGCGAGGAGAAGGTCGAGCGACTAAGCCGGAGCATTGGCCGCATGGGCGACACCGCCGGCCGCGTCTCTGGCGGCCTGAAGGGCATGCTCGGCGCCGCTGGCGGACTGAGCGGTGCCCTTGGAGCGCTGGCCCCAGCCGTCACAGGCGTCGGGCTGGCGAGCATGGCGAAGGGGGCTATCGACGCAGCCGACGACATGAACGATCTGTCACAGAAGACGGGCGTCAGCGTGGAGCAGCTCAGCCGGTTTAAGCAGGCGGCCGACGCCAGCGGAACCAGCATCGAAGGCGTCGGCAATTCAATGGTCAAGCTGAACCGCAACCTAGCGACCGGCAACGACGGTGCCGCGAATGCGCTGCGGGACCTTGGCATCAGCGCAACAGATGCCAACGGTGCGCTCAAGAGCGCAGACCAAATCATGCTCGAGGTGGCTGACAGATTCGCCGCCATGCCCGACGGCGCGCAGAAATCGGCTAGCGCCATGGCGTTGTTCGGCAAGTCCGGCGCCGACATGGTGCCGCTGCTGAACGGCGGCAGCAACGCGATCAAGGGGCTGAGCGCCACAATGACCACCGACTTCGCCCTTGGCGCCGACAAGCTAAACGACAAGATGGTCGCCGTCCAGACAAAACTTACAGAGATTGGGGTTAGCCTTGGCACGGCCCTGATGCCGGCGCTCAGCGCTGTGGCTGACGTCATCGCCGGCCTGGCGAACGGGTTTGCTGCCCTGCCAGCCCCGATGCAAAACGTGCTGGCACTGATCGCCGTGATGGCCGTGGCATGGGCCCCTGTGACCGCGGCAATCTCGTTTACCATCGCCACGCTGACCGCCCTGATGACGTTCCTTGGAACGACATTTGTGCCGGTGGTCCTGGCGCTGTTCAGTGGCCCCGCTGGCTGGACCGTTCTGGCCATCGCCGCGGTGGTCACCATGGCGATCGCGTTCCGCAAGCCGATCACTGACTTCGTGGTCTGGATTGGCGGCGAGTTCATGAAGCTCGCGAAGTCGGTGGGCACCTGGCTGCAGCCAGTCGGCCAGGCGCTGTCCAATCTGTGGACGGCATCCCTGAAGGTTGCGGGCGAGTTCTTCGCCGGTGTCGGTCGGCTGGCCCAGGGCATGGTGCGAGCGGTTCGCGCGCCATTCGAGGCCCTCGGCGGCGCGATCCGCGCGCTGCTCAATGGCATCCTGGGCGCCATTGAGCGCTCGGTCAACGGCGCCGTCGACGGGGTTAACACCCTGATCCGCGGCTACAACAAGATCCCGACGGTGCCAGATCTGCCGCTGATCCCGAACATCTCGATCCCACGATTCGCGCAAGGCGGCGTGGTCGACCGACCGACCGTGGCCATGGTCGGCGAAGGCGGGGAGCGAGAGTACATCATCCCCGAGTCGAAGATGGCGGCAGCCTCGGCCCGCTACCTGTCGGGCGCCCGGGGCGGCGGTGTGATCGGGCCCAGCTCGATCAACATCACCACCGGCCCGGTGATGCAGCAGGACGGCCAACGCTGGGTCAGCCTGTCCGACCTTGAGCGAGCGATGCGCCAGACCGAGGCGTCAACCCTGGCGCGCATCCGCACACCGGCCGGTCGCCGCGCGCTGGGAGTGCGCTGATGGCAAGGGCTCAGTCGCAGTTTCTGCGGATCCACGACCCGGCCGGCACGACCTACCACCGCTGGCAGAACTTCTACGCCCACCAAACCGTGGCCTGGTCATCGGTCAGCTGGATCTATCAGGCCTTCACGGCGTCAGGCATCACCTCCGGGGCAACCGGCGATGAGGGCGGGGTGACGATCAGCGCCCCAGCGTCGCCATTGGTCGTCGATGCGCTGCAACGCGCGATCGACAGCGGTTGGCTGTTCACCCTGCAGGTCTACCAGTTCGATGCGTACGACGGCGTCACCGCTCCGCTGGCGGGACAGACGCTGGTCGGCACGTTCACCGGCGAGGTCGTCAACGCTGGCGGCACCCTGACGGAGCTGCAGCTCGAGCTGGGCAGCAGCCTGTCCCCGGTCGGCGCGCAGATCCCGCCGCGGACCATGACCACTAGCCTAATCGGCAAGGGGTGCCGACTATGAGCGCACTGATCGGCAGCGACCCGCTGGCCCTGCAGGCCCTGGAGGAAGGCCTGATCCGCGGCGCCCTCGAGGACGCCGGCGCCCAGGGTGAGAGCCAGCTGGACACCCGGCAGCGTGCCGCCGTGATCGGCGAGCCGGTGCCGATCGTGTTCTGCCGCAGGGTCGGGGACTACGGCGGCGTGCTGATCAGCCCGGCGGCGACTGAGGCCAGGTTCAGCAACGACGCATCGAATGCGGTCACCGCCAGCTACCACCTGGTGCTGAGTGAGGGCCGGATCGGATCGATTCAAGTCCGCGACGTGTTCCAGCGATCGTGCCGCGTCGGCAGCCACAGCCAGACCTACGACCGGCGGGCCGGCACCTGGGACCCGGGCAACTACGTGACAGCGCAGGCCGGTTACACGATGCCGGAATGCCCCTACTACTGCGGATCGGTCGGTCTCTACTCTGGCTTGTCGACGATGTCATTCACTGTGACGGTGCCCAACGGCGTCGACCAGTGGAATCGCCAGGTCCACGCATTCATCCGAGACGGCATGGAGGTGCCGCGGTTGATCGAGGGCACCGTGGGCAGCTCGAACAACTTCGCCGACCTGTACCAGTGGGCGCTGGTGAACTGCTCAAGGCTGCCGGCCGCGATGATCGACACAACCAGCTTGACCGCGGCGGCGACGTTCCTCAGCGCCAACGGGCTGACCTGTGACATCAACATCGGCGACAGCTCCAACCTGGAGGACTTCGCCGCCAACCTGGCCCCGTACTTCCTGCTGACCCAGACCCGCATCGCCGGCCGGCGGGGACTGCGCCCGCTGCTGCCGGTGAACGCGAACGGCACCATCAACAACGGCCCGATCGTCTGGGAGTTCCTGTTCAACGAGGACTACATCCTGCCCGGGTCGTTCGAGCTGACCTACATCCCGCTGGCCGACCGCAAGCCGTTCGCGGTTCAGGCGGTCTGGCGCCAGCAGCTGACCGACGATTTCGGCATCATCAGGACCAGTGAGGTTCGTTACGAGTTTGAGGCGGCAGACGGCCCCTATGAACAGCACGACCTATCGCAGTTCTGCACCCGCGAGAATCACGCGGTCAAGGTCGCGGCCTACATCCGCGCGCGTCGCAAGTGGGTGACGCACACCGCCCGCTGGGTCAGCCGGGCCCAGGCGTTCAACACCCTGCTGGTCCCTGGTGACATCTGCCGCGTCAGGCTGGAGCGCAACGTGGCCGGCATGCCGCCCGGAGCGCACGACTTCCTCTATCAGGTCGACCGGATCACTCAGACGCCAGAGGGTGACGTGCAGATCGAGGCGACTCACCTGCCGATCGACGAGCAGGGCCGGAGCCTGGTCGCGCTGGATGTGGCCGGGACCACCGGCGCCGGGATCCTGCTGACCAGCAACAGGAGCGGCGTGGGGTGCGACGTGAACAGCTCCGGCGATACGAGCGTACCGGCGGAGACGTTCAGGGTGGGGAGCGCGATCGGTGGAGGTCGGGTGCTGCTGGCTCACGATGGGGTCCCGACGCCACCCGGCACGCTGCCGCCTGGCGGGGCGCTACCGAACGACAGCCCCGCGGATGGGCCGGACGAGACCGAGGACAACCCGGGCGACGGGAACGACAGCGGCGAAGGCGGGCCGCTGACAAGAAGTGCCACAACGTGCGCGATTGAGTCCCCGCCATGCACGAACGGGATCTGGACGGTCACGCAGATTGATGGTGCTGGGGATCCGATTCCTGGTACGTCGCTGACCTATGCGAACAGTCTGCCGCTAAATATCAACATCACCAATAAACAGGTGACATTTGAGTGCCTGGATGGAGAGGGCAGCAACTCGCCAGCACTGAAGGGGCCGGACAACTGCAGCGCGACGGACCCAATCCCGCCGCCAAATCCTGCAAGTTACTATGGGTGGAAGGCTCAGTTCTGGTGCGGTGGAGATGTTCACGAAGCTGGCAATATAAACAGCAAAGGGCCTTTCTTTATGGGAGCAACGAGTCCAACAATCGCTTTATATACAGGCTATGGAGTGCCTTCGTTGATGCTGCCGGCTGGGACGGGACTGTGGATTGTCAATAAAAAGATAGATTCTCCAGTTCCATTCCAGGGCACAACCGGCGCGTTTGGCTTTGCATACTGGGACACGCAAAGCAATACCATAATTGGGTATGGTGTCGGCCTGCAGACGACGACGCCATCGCAGCGGTATGCATCAGGCTTCATCTACGGCCACATCTACTTTTACCCAACCCTCGCCGACTACAGCGCAGACAACCCGCAGACCCGCCTGACCTGGTTCGGCAACGTGTAACCCATGGCCACCTTCCCCACCCTGTACCCATCGACGAGGGCTTTCACCCCGGGAGAGTATCCCCACACCCCGTTTCAGTCGCTGTCGAATCGCAACCGGCGAGTGCTGCACTCGAACGCGCTGAACGCGGCCGGCCTGCAACTGACGTTCGTCAGGCTGTCTCAGTCCGACATGCTCGCGGTCCTGGCGCACTACAACGGCCAGCAGGGCGAATTCATCCCGTTCCTTATCCCGTCGTCAATCCTGCAGGGGTTCACCGCCGCCGACTTCCTGCCAGCCGACCACCTGTGGCGTTACGCCAGCCCGCCCGATGTCGTCGACTTCTGCGGCCCCTGCCACGACGTCACCGTTGCCCTGGAATCGGTCGGTGTCGAGTCGCTGGTGGCCGTGGGACTGAGCCTGTCAGTCCTGGTCAGGATCGCTGGCGGCGCCGCAACTGCCAGTAGCATGGCTCCAGCCATGGCGCGCACCGCCACGCTGTCGATGACCGCTGCCCCCGCCACTGGGACTGATGCAGCTGCGATCGGCGCCGAGCTGTCGGTCACCGCCAGCCTGTCAGCAGGCTCGGCAAGCGGTTCGTAACCAACCCTCAACCCTCCCCACCCATGGCCAGCCTCATCTACAACAGCGCCGTCGACGACATGGCCCGCGGCGCCATCGACTTTGATGCCGACACCTTCAAGGTCCTGCTAGTCACCAGCAGCTACACGCCGAACAAGGACACGCACGACAAGCGCGACGACGTGACCAACGAGGCCAGCGGCACTGGCTACACCGCCGGCGGAGTGACGTCGGCCTGCACCGTGACGAAAGACACAGCGAACGACCGGGTCACGCTGCAGTTTGCGTCCGTCTCCTGGGCCAGTTCGACGATCACCGCCCGCGGTGCCGTGATCTACAAGTCCCGCGGCGGGGCCAGTTCGGCCGATGAGCTGGTGGCCTACAACGACTTCGGCGCCGACGTCTCCACCACGGCCGGCACCTTTTCGATTGCAGCCAGCACCATCACGCTGCAGAACTGATGGCCGCGTTCCCGGCGCTGGAGCCCGACGAGCGGTCCTACGACTTCGGCCGCTACCCCCTGTCAACCCAGACCGGCTGGGCCGGCGGGGTGGTGCGGTTTCGCCATGGCACAGCACCGGCCAATCACAGGCTCCGGCTCGGGTTCAGCAACCTCAGCGCAGCGCAGGCCAAACTGATCCGCGACCACTACCGCGGCCAGCGCGGGGGATTCTTCTCGTTCTTCCTGTCGGCCGAGGTCTGGGCCGGGCACGCCAGCCAGACCGACCTGGTGCCCGCCTCGACCACGTGGCGATACGCCGGGCAGCCTGAGGAGTCGCACAAGTCCGGCGGGCTGGTCGACGTTACGCTGGAGCTGGAGGCCGTTGTCTGATGGAGATGGATCCCGACCGCGTCAACCACCTGGACCTGCTGCGAGAGACCGTTGCGATCAGCACGAAGGTCGACCGGTTGATTCAGGATCATGCTGACCTGCGCGAGGCCCTGGGCGCTGAGAACGGGATCTACGCACGCCTGAACCGATTGGAGCAACGCATGGCCCAGGTGGTCATCCTGGCCGTGATCTGCGGGCTGGTGCTGCCGGTGTTCACCACGGTGGTGATCGATCGACTCTGGCCCGCCGCTACCGTGGAGGTGACGGCCGATCCCACCCCATGAACGTCGAGATCCGTGACCTGATGGAGATCATCCTGGCCCTGCATGGCGCGGCCGTGTTGATCGTGAACCTTACCGACACACCGAAGGACGACGACCTGGTGCGCCAGTTCTACCGCGGCATCGAGCTGTTCGCCGGCATCTTCACCCCCCTGGTGAAGCGGTGAGCTGGGCCACCGTCCGTGCGGCCTGCGAGCACGCCGCCCGCACCGGCCGCCTGGAGCCGCACCAGCTGGCGGCCCTGGCGGCCCTCGATGAAGGCCTGACCGATCCGCAACGCCAGCGGTTCAGCGAGCTGTGGCGCGCCGCCCCGTTGCCGAAGCCGGCCGATGATCCGGCGGTCAAGCTGGCCCTGCCCGTGATCCGGGAGTTTGAGCGCTGCAGGCTTGAGGCCTACCCCGACCCAGAGACCGGCGGCGAACCCTGGACCATCGGATGGGGAAACACCCAGCATTTCGATGGCACCCTGGTCAGGCCCGGCGACACCATCACCCAGGCCGTGGCGGATCAGATGCTGGACAGCTACGTGCGGGATTTCGCCCGGTCCCAGCTGGCCAAGCGCATCCCCGGCTGGGCCCGGCTCACCGCGGGCCAGCAGGCGGCCCTGCTGTCGTTCGGCTACAACGTCGGGGTTGCGTTCTACGGCGCCACGCGATACCAGACAATCACGGCCTGCCTGCGGGACTCCAGGCTGGACGACGTGCCCGCAGCCCTGAGGCTCTACGTCAACCCGGGCGGGCCCAGCGAGGCCGGACTGAGGCGCCGGCGAGAGGCAGAGATCAGGCTATGGGGTGGAGGCCCTGCGAGGTCTGCGGAGAGGGTGCTACAGGTGGCGTATTTCTCGCAGCTCGACAACACCAGCGGTGCGGGCTACCGCGAGTGCTTCAGCAGCTCCTGCGCAATGGTTGCCAACTACTACGGCAGGGTCAAGACAGACGACGACTACAACCTGATCCGCGCCAGGTTCGGCGACAGCACCGATGCCCAGGCCCAGCTGGCGGCGCTGCGTTCCCTGGGCCTAGACGCTCGGTTCGTGACGAATGCCGCGGTGGGGCTGCTCGAGGCCGAGATCCTGGCGGGACGGCCCGTGGCCGTGGGCTGGCTGCACAAGGGGCCGGTGACGGCACCGACGGGCGGTGGGCACTGGACGGTGGCGGTTGGTTTCACCGCTGATGCGATCGTGATGAACGACCCGAACGGCGAAGCCAACATGCTCAACGGGGGCTACGTCAACCACACCGGCGGCGCTGGCGTCAGGTACAGCCGACGGAACTGGCTGCGGCGATGGGAGGCCGACGGGGCTGGGACTGGGTGGGCGGTGCTGGTGCGTCCGACGTGATCTGACGCTGAATCTCCAACACCCGCGCCAATGCCGCTGAATGTGTCAATCATGCGCAGCGGCTGTGTCACAGGCTATCCCCCTCCGGCTCCCCCTCTGTCAGCCGCCGGAACTGCTCCAGCCAGACCACCACCTGCCACCAGTCGGGCGTCTCGCGGCACATGCTGCCGAGGCAGATGCGCCAGAGGACCGAGCCGTCCTGCTGGCGGACCTGGTGGAGGCTGATGGGGAGGGTCATGGCTGGGACGGCAAACGGTGGGTTGATCAGCAGTTGCGCTTCCGTCAGCATGCCGCCGGTGCCGGCTGATGGCGGGTACCAGGTGCCGGTGCGGTTCATGCCGTCACCCCCCGGCGCCCCGGTCGCTTCGGCCGCCGATGCTGCTCCGGCAGCACCTGGCCCTTGATTCGCGCATAGCGTGCGTTGAGCATAGCCCACACATCACAATCTATGAATTCGAAATGCACAGTGCCTTTCTTGAAGGCCTTGAAGCGGAAGAACCCCCAGTCGTACCATTCGCCAGGCATCAGCGGTTGCGAGGCCTTGGGCTGGCCCATCTCCTCGTATCGCTTGCCGGTGATGAAACACAGCGCCTTGATCAGGTCCTGGATCTCATCGGCCTGTCTGCCATAGGTCTGCACTCGCACCCCGCGACCGTCCCAGCTCGGCTCCGCCAGGTAAGCGCGGATGAACTTCTGGTTGATCATGTACCCGCTGTTCGTCACCCAACCCTCAACGCCGTACCTGTTTTCTTTCGTGTGCATGGTCAGGCTGTCGATGGCCTGCTCCACCGCACGATCAACGCGTTGCTCCTGCGTGCCGGCAACGATCTGCAGCATCCGCCAGAGGTTCCGCTCAGTGAACGGAATGCGGCTCTGCTGCTCGACAAACTGGTTGATGTCTTTGGCGAGCTGCGACGTAGCCAGCTGTGCCGGCAGAAACTCGGCAAACACGTGCTTCCAGGCGGCCTTCTGCAGGTCCTTGCGGAATCGGTTGCGGGTGACCGGTGCACCCTCGACCGTGACCTGCAGGCCCAGCTCCTGGCCGAAGAATCCATCGAGCACACCGCGCAGCCGGGTGCCGGCCGCCACCTGCTCGTCGAAGATCCGGCAGGCCTCGACGTAGCGGTTCACGATGTCGCGGGACCGGCGGTAGGGGATGATGCCCTGTCCCTGGGCCTCGATGTCGTCAGGGCCGAGGAAGAACCCGTCGAACTCATCAGTGGCGCCTGCACGTTGCCCCGGCTTGGTGAGCCGCACCAGGCCAACACTCACCCGGGTCGGGCGCTCAGCGGTACTGAAGCACTCGCCCATGTTCTGCTTGGAGCCGTAGGACTCGATCAGGTACCCCAGCTGCTGCTGCATACGGGTGCCCGGCCTGGTGGTGAGCGGGTTGCCTCGCCAGTCGCTGATCGTGTTCCAGTTGCACAGGGCCACGATCTCGCACCCTGGCGGGGCGATCTCCCAGGCGTGGAGGATGTGCCGCTCGTCCGCCGAGAAGGGCGGGTTCATCACGATCATGTCGATGTGGCTCACGGCCTCGCCCTGGAGCTGAAGAAAGTCGGGGCAGCGCTTGGATGGCACCGCCCCATGGATGCTGGTCAGGATGTCCCGGAGGTGGGGCTCCTTCTCGCACCACAGCACCTCGGCCGCGCCACGGTCCACGCACTCGCGCACCAGGTTGCCGCTGCCGGCGCTGGGCTCCAGCACCACCCTGCCTCGTAGATCGAGCGGGTCGAGCATCTCGGCCGCCACCTCCGGTGGGGTGGGGTAGAAGTCGGGGTTGATCATGGCTCAGACTCCCGCCTCGATCATGTCTGCCTCACTGGGCCCGTCCTGGGCGCGGCGGAGGGCTGCGCGGTAGTTCCGGCTCAGCAGCTGCGGCACCTTGCTGGTGGTCACCGCAGCGAACGCCTCATCCCACTGGCGGGCGAAGGCGATCGCTTTCTGCAGGGTGCCGTGAAACATTCCCGCACGCATGCCTGTGTGGACATGGGTCAGGGTCCAGATGTCAGGGCAGTTGTCCTCAAACACGGGCTGATCGTTGCCGTCGATGATCACCGGCTTGTGAATGGCGAGGCCTTTGCCGGCCCAGCGTGGTGTGATCTGCACATCGGTTCGGCGTTTGCCGCGATCCTGCATGGCGACGGTGATTAAGGGGTCGGTCATTCGCACACCCCCCGCAGCATCTCGGCAGGCTCGGAGTAGCCGTACCGCTCCTCCAGCCAGGACGCCACCTCCAGCCCGGCGGCCATGCCATCGGCGCGGCACTGGAGGCAGGGGGAACTGCAGGGGCCTTCAGGCGACAGCCGGCGGCGGCAGGTCGCTAGGCCTAATCGGTCAGTCAGTTTCACGGCAATGCGTGGGGCTCCCCATCAATACCCTGCCGGCGCGGCGCGGCGCTTCAGCCTGTGGACGGTTTCAGGACTGGCACAAGTGCAGACGGGGCCGGGCCCTGCTGCAGGGTAGGTTCCGGGGTAGTCGCAATGACCTGGTGGATGCGTTTGAGATAGGCCGGGCAACCGAGCGCGAACGGCTGCAGCTCCTGCTGCAGACTCGCCGCAGCCTGCTGACCAGCAACGGCGGCAGCGGCCGTGCCGTCTCGGAGATCGACACCATCCTGAAGATGGTCCAGTCGGCTCAGACGCCGCTAGACGACCGACTCACCGAGCTGGCCCAGCAGTTCAACGTCTCGCGTGATTGCGTGATCGCCCGGGCGATCGGGGCGGCATGAGCGAGATGAGCGACTACCTGGCGCGGATCGGCATGGTTCCGCTGCTGACGCCAGCAGAGGAGATCGAGCTGGGCAACCAGGTTCAGGCTGGCCATCGCGTGACCGAGGAGCTGGCTGGGGCCAGCCCAGCGGCGGACCAGCGGCGGGTGCTGCGCCTGGCGAAGCGGGCCAAGGATCGGATGGTCGCGGCCAATCTGCGCCTGGTGGTCGCCGTCAGCAAGCGCTACGGCGGCCGTGGTGTCGACCAGCTGGACCTGTGCCAGGAGGGCACGCTGGGACTGATCCGCGCGGTCGAGAAGTTTGACCCGACCCGCGGTTACAAGCTCTCCACCTACTCGTTCTGGTGGATCCGGCAGGCGATGCAGCGAGCCATCGACGCCTACAGCCGGACCATCCGGGCGCCGGTTCACGTGGCGGAGCTGCACCGGCGGATCCGCGGGCTGATCCAGCAGCGGCAGCACGAGGGCGCCGGCGCCCCGACCATCGCCGAGATGGCGGAGATGTTCGGCGAGAAGGAGGAGCGGGTTCGCGCCGCATTAGCCCTGCAGCAGCCGATCGCATCGCTTTCATCTCGCGCCAATCGAGAGGACGGCAGCGAACTGGGCGAGCTGCTGGCATGCCCCGGGTCAAGCCCCGACGAGGTGCTGCAGGAGTCCGACCGGCTGCAGGGTATGCGGGACATCCTCGATCTGGCCATGGGACGCATGAGCCCGTCGCAGCGGGAGATCCTCGTGCGGCGGTTCGCCCTGGCCGGCGGCGAGCCGCACACCCTGGCGGCGATTGGCTCAGATCTGGGCGTCTCGCGCGAGCGGATCCGGCAGCAGGAGACCAAGGCCTTGGCGATCATTAAGGCCAGCGCCGCGGGACTGTCCGAGCTGCTGGCAGATTGAGTAGCCTCCCTGTAGGTGCTGGCCGTCGATGGATCACGCGATCATCGACGGTGAACTGGTCCCACGGAAGGAGGGCAAACGCCGGTTCAGGCGGCAGATACTCGACGACTGGGACCATACCTGCTACCTGTGCGGGGCCCAGCCCCAGCACCTCACGCTCGACCACCTGATCCCGCGCCGCATCGGCGGCGAGACCTGCCGGCACAACCTGGCGCCGGCCTGCGCGCCATGTAACCGCCGCAAAGGCAGCTGCGAGCTCTGGGCCCACTGGACCCGCTCGGATCACTGGGACCAGGACCGGGCCCTGCGGCTCATTCGGTGGCTGCTGGCGACCGCTAGGGTGACATCGGACACCGCAGCAGGTCCAGGTGCTGAGCCGTCGCGTGAGCCCGGAGCTGCTGGAGCTGCGGATCCCCTACCGGACCTGTGATGACACTCAGGAGTTCCTGCTGCTTTCTGACGTCCACCTCGACAACCCGCTCTGCGATCGGCGGCTGCTGAAACGTCACCTCGACCAGGCCCGCGAGCGCGATGCCAGGGTGCTGGTGTTCGGCGACCTGCTGTGCCTGATGCAGGGAAAGAAGGACCGGAGAGGGTCGAAGTCGTCAATCCGACCCGAACACCTCGGCGGGAACTATTTCGACCTGGTGTTTCGTGAGTGCGCCGAATGGCTGCAGCCATGGGCAGATTTGATCGTGATGATCAGCGACGGCAACCACGAAACCGCGATCATCAACCACAACGAGATCGACCCGCTGGGTCACCTGTCGCGGCTGATGCGGGATCAGGGATCACCGGTTGAGCACCTGCGGTATCAGGGCTGGGTCTGGTTCACGTTCAGGCCCGAGGATGACCGCGGCAAGACCAGGCGGATGCAGTTGTTCTTCCACCACGGAGCCTGGGGCGGCATCGTCTCGAAAGGCGTCATGGGCGGCGGCCGGTACTTCAGCGCGGCGCCGCAGGCACAGGTGGTGGTCAATGGCCACAACCACCAGCGCACGGTCGTCAGCCACGCCTGCTACTCGATCAACGCCGTCGGCCATCAGGAGATCTCCGAGCGCTGGCACGTCCAGACCGGCACCTACAAGCAGGAGTATGCCGGCGGCGCCGGGTTCGCGGTGGAGCGCATCGTCATGCCCGCGTCCCTGGGCGGGGTCTGGATGACCCTCAGACCGCGGCGGTCGGGTGGCGTGGCGGTGGCGTTCACGAACGCCTGAGGTAGCTGCCGCAGCTGGCGACGGACCAATCCTCGCGGGGGAATCCCAGTCCGCAGGCGCCCTCTGCCCAGTGCTGACACAGGCGGGCGCAGCTGGTGTCGTGCTGCGAGCGGTCCCCGGTTCGCAGCCATTTCAGGAGCGTCGGGTGGCTGACGCCCACCTCTCGCGCCGCCCGCCTGACCGACATGCCCTGAGCGATCAGATCAGCGGCCCGGGTCAGGGTTTCGGGCGATGTCCTTTGGTTCGAGGCCATGGGGCCAGACTATCCGGTCCCAAACATGCAGGAACAAGATCCGCGCCTGACGGTGCAGGTCCTTGGGTGAATCCGCCGTGATCGGGAATGGCACCATGGCGCCGCTGGGGGTCGGGACGTGCAGGACGTAGGTGGTTGGCTTCATGATTGGGCGGGGGTGGATGGCTCCCAGCCCCACCACCTGAGCCAGGTGCGCAGGGCCTGATTGGTGGGCCCGCCGCCGCGGCAGCGGGTGTCATCGGCAACGTCGGCCGGGGTCAGCAGGACTCGAGCTTCGTCGCCCCGTTGAATGACGAAGTAGCCCTCGCCGCGGGTGATCGAGAGGAAAGAGGACTGAAACGCGCTGGACCTGCCCTCAGGCGGGATCTCGGGATGGCCGAGTGCTGCAGCAACGGCAGCGACCTGGGGGCCGTAGGGAACGGCCTTGAACTGGGACCAGGTGGGGGTGGTCATTTGGCATTGCCCCCAGCTTTTGAGCAGGAAGGACCCTTTTCCCCAGATGCGAAAGTCATTGCGTCACCTCGCGGCAGTGCATTGCCAATCCTGAACCGCCACAAGTGGAGCAATCCCGGTAGGTAGTGCCGCTGGCTCCAACGGATTGGACCTGCTGACCAGAACCGCCGCAGTCTGAGCAGGAGCTCGTATTGTGCTCCCATTCAATCTTGGCCCGCAGAAACTCCTCTTTTGTGATTACCACTTGCTGAAGTTGCCCCAGCGGAGGAAACTTGGGGCGGCCTTTGCGCGGCCCCCGAGAATAGGTGCCCACTGGCACTGCACCACGAAGATAAAAGCCGAGTCCACGATCGAGGCAGCCATAGATTCGCGGCTGCCAGTTGTCGGGCAGGCCATGCACGCGACGAGCGGCGATAGCGTGAAAGTCTGGAGTCATTCGCGGGCACGGGAAAGGTTGATGAGTGAATCGCTGTCGATGTTGACCATCACGAGCGCAACTCCTTGGCG